GGTAATGCCCTGCGGCTGCGCAACCACTGAATCTTCTTGCAGCGCAGTGCGGATCGATCCGGCCAAAGAACCAAAGGCGTTGGTGTTGGGTGCACCGGAGTCCTTGCCAACGAACTCCTTGCCGACCTTCTGGGGAATTCCAAGCGTCGAATGCCCGTGCGCCGCAGCTTCCATCGCGCGGTGCTGGGCAGAACTTGTAGAAGGCATTATGCGACCCTCGTTTCAATCTGTGCGAACTTGCCCTTGGCCGTCAGCATCGACTCGGGCAGGTCGCGGATGTGGGTTCGATAGGACCAGTAGCAGCGGCAATTGATCGCCACTGAAGGTTCCTCGATTTCATCGGTATAGCCGGCACCCTTGTTCATCAGCCCCGCCTCGATGGCCCAGTTGCCGCGTATCGCGTACACGTTGCCGTCCAGCGCAAGATGTTCGGGCCGGGCGTCATAAGCTTTGTCGTGCCTGCCATGCGAACGCCAGACCGCTGCAATCGCACCGGACTGCTGCGCAATGACGGCGTTAATTGACCCTATGAGCTTGTGGCCCTGGTCGATCTGTACCCTTCGCACCTCATACCGCGCCTGCTTGATCGGTGCCGCGATATGCTGCGTGACTTCCGGGCTATCGACCGCATGACTTCCGCCGGCAGGAATCGATGTCGCCCAGCCCGAGAATCGGGACAGCATGCGGTCGACCATCTGTTCACGATTCAGCTTGATCAGGTTCGCGCTCGCAACAATGCGCTGCGTCAGCTCGGCCTGAAACATCGGCTTGATCCGCGCCACGGTTGACAGCGGGATGCCGGGGTGATGCCGCTGGATCGATGCGGGACTGATCGCCCGCTTCAGCGCAGCACGCATCGCCATCTGCACCTGACTATCGACTGCCTCATCGGTCGGCAGATCGACCATTGCCGCGAATCTCAACTTGCGCAGCCAGCCCTCAATCTGCACCAAATCGGAAAACCCGGACAAGCGCATCTCGCGCACTGCCTGCATCAGCAGCGCCCGGAAACTCAGCGGATTTTTCATCAGGTGCCGTAAAACGTCGCGTTCGTCGTAGCAGTACTCGCCGGAGCCTGCGCGAGGTTTACCGTCGTGCCCGCGAGGGTGTAGTCGATGAGGGTCGGGAATGTGCCTATGCTGCCGTCGATAAACGAGCCGGGCGCATTTGCGGCTTCGATCTGGGCAAATGCTGCGTAGAATGTCTTGCCACCAACGTAGTCAATGATCGTAATATCAATCGACCCCGTATCGTTCCACGCGAACGTCACGGGATAACGCGCCCATCCGATCGTGAGAGTCACCGCCAACAAGCCATTCGTTGCGCCCGACTGATCGCAACCTACACTGAGTGTCTCGCCGCCGACGGCACCCCGCAACCATATATATTCGGTTATCGTTCCTGCGGACGGCTGCGGTGGCGTTCCAAATGTAGGGAACCGATAGACGGACCCTGGGCCCGATGTGACTATTTTCGTCGCACGGCTTGTCCCTGCCGGGTCTGTTGCGGCGTTCAATGTGACCGTTGGCGATCCACTTGTGCCCCAGCCGGGCCCCCCCGGATTAACCGAGTCACAATACTGCTGGCGGAGCGTCGGGTACAACAACTGCCGGCCCTGCCAGTCCGTGCGCCAGATATTGACCGCCCGTGCCGTGTTGGGTTCTGCGCCGTACTGATTTAACAGGATGCCCGATGAATTGGTGCCGGTCCACGTGCCGAATGGCTGATTGACCGTCAGCGCACCCGCTTGCACGTTGGTCAGGACGCCATTGGATGGGGCGAGAATCACGAACCAAAGCCCTGCGTCACGTACAGCGTGGTTCCAGTGGCTGATGCTATGACGCTCCACGTCGCCCCGGCATCAGCCGATGGCGTAATCACGATGGGCGATCCTGCAGGTACCCAAAATCCTTCAGATGGAGTTCCCGCCACCGGAATCACCGCGGTCCCGGTCTGACTCACGAATACGCTCGCAGGGCCATTCGCAAACAACAGGACCTGCGCATTGCTCGGCAGCGATCCATTAGGGGCGAACGACAGCGTAATGCTCGATGCAGCAGTTCCAACCACTACAGCTTGGGTCTCGGCCTGCGTTGCCGTACATGGGCGAAATGCACTCATCAGTCACACTCCTAGAAGTTTGGCTCTGCGCCCGCAATCGTCGCCGGCGGCGTGTACGTGGCCATGGCATCGCGGTCGATCAGCAGTGGATTGGACTTCATCATCTTGCGGGCATTCGCGACGTCGGCCAACCACACTGCGGCATCCGCGAGGTTTTCCTGATCCATTTTCGGGGACAGGGTGTCGAAGATCGCCATGCACGATTCAAGGATTTTCGCCTCGCGTTCGACCGCCAGCGAATCGGGCTCGACCAGCAAATTGGGCCACTCGGACTCGAACGCTTCCTGCCAATCGTAAAAGCACGCCTCATAGCTGGCGTTGCCGATCGCCGCCGGGTGACTGACTTTCAGCGCCTCGTAAAAATCAGGCGACCATGCACGGTGCTGAACGATGTTGTCCATGATCCCGTACAGCGGTTGCATCTCGGTGCGCACCTTGTCGATGTGCCGCACGATCTGCTTCGCATCCTCGGTGCCATCCGCAAAACCAGACGCAAGCGTTTCCTGATTCAGCAACAACGCCGGCATGTCAGCGCCCGTCGCGATGTTCTTGATGATGTTGGTACGGGCAAACTCCAATGCATCTTTGATGTTCTTGAGATCCAGGCTCTCAACCGATTCTGTCGTTCCAATCGACAACACGTTCGCCGTCCCTGCGGATTGCACCTGTTCGCGTTTGAACGAGAAAAAGTTGCGCACCCGCTGATCGAGGGTCGAACCCGGCGCCTCGAATTTGGTCACCAACAACCCGGCTTTCCACGAAATCCAGTCATCGGTGATCATCGTCTGCACGAAAGATTTCAGCGGGTACAGCGCACGCTGATAAACCGACCGCCCCACAAACCCGAACGCGGAATTGCTCCACTGGATGTAGAGCGGCTGCTCGTTCATCATCACCACAGTGCGGCCCGGGTGATAAACCTGCCCGCCGGCGCGGATCGCTTCCGGCTTTTGGTAGTCGGGATCGTTGGGGTTCTGGTTCAGCACCAAACTGCCCGCCGTGTTGAGCGGGTCCAGCACAGTGAAATACAAATCGGCCTTGGGCAGATTGTCCATGTTAAGCGGCTTCGCAGGATCAATCCCGCGCTCTCCGACCACAAGCGACGCAATCCCATAAATCCGCGCTTGCTTCATGCAGTTGTGGATGATCGCGTCGGCTCCGACTCTGCCGATGCGTTGCCACTCACGCCGGAATGCCTGTATTAGCTGATCGCCGACAGGACTATCCACCGACAACTCGCGCTTCTGCGACTGCGCCAGATCGAGGCTTGCCGTCGCCATCTTGTTGCCGAGCGGGTGATAGGCGTACAGGTCTTTGCAGATCTGATAACTCGGCTCACTGCCGGGCTGGATCGCATCGGCATCCAGCAATTGCATGAGCGGAGACGGAATCGTGCTACGGCTGCCAATGCCGATCTTAGCATTACCACCGCCATCAGCCTGCGTGCTCCAGATGCCCATATCAGTGCGTCACAGGCCGCTGGGCAATGAGCGCCTTGACGTGCGGTTTTGCGAGATTCAGGGTCTGCATGTAATGACCGCCGCCCATATCGATGATGCCTGAGTCATGCCGCACGCGGATGCCATGCGCGGTCAGTTGCACATGCATCGCCTCGTTCATGGCCTGCGCGATCTCACGCGATCCGCAATCCCACAGCACAGGTTCGCCCTGTGCGAGCGACGGGAGTAGATCATCAACTGCCGCGAGAATGTCAGTGGATTCGATCATTTCAGTAGCCCCTTTCCAAGAATTGCTGCGACCGCACAAGAAGGGGGTAACATTACCCCCTTCTGTGCCGCGAAATGATTCAATAGCCCTTTGTGTTGCCCAGCGCGATCGCGCACGAATAGGTGAAGCAGTCGAGCAAATCCAGCTCGTGCGGCGTTTTCGCCCCCAGCCGAAACCCGCAGACCTGTGACAGCAGATGGTTCTTGGTCGCGCCCCGGTAATTCGTGACTTTCTCGAACGCCTGCCTGCTGATTTTCACGAGCCCCTGATAGACGTAGCCCGATACATTCAGCGCCCGGCCCTCCTTGCCCATCGCGACCAGTGCGCCCTCAATCGGGTAGCTCAGCCCACCGCGCTTGCGTGCCTGCTGCAGTAGGACGGTGCCTGAACCCTTGTCCTCGATGAAGGCCCCAACATTGCCCTCACGCGCCTGATACCGCGCTGCCAGGGCCTCGAGGTTTTGGTGCACCGTCGGTAGCCACGCCTCAAGCGACGCGCCCTCGATCTGCAGCACGTCCCAATCCAGAATGTAGAGTTTCGGGCCGCCGATCTTGAGCTTGGCGCAGTAAAGCACTGCGGTGCCATCGTGCTCGCGCCCATCCTTCAGCGCGGTATCAATGACCGCGAACACCTGATCGACGCGCGGGACCTCGGCCGGCTGGCCGTCCTCCAGCAAGATCTCCATCGTGAAAAACGATTCGCCGCTGCTGGCATTCCAGTCGCCATCCAGCCACGCCCTGATCAGCCACGGCGGTCCCGATGACCGCAGGCGATCGATGTATCCAGGATCAGCCGCCAGTAGTGCTCGATTGTCCCGGACGCGCGAGGGGATGAAGACCCGCCAGATGTGCATGATCTCATCGTAAAACGGCGTCATCGGTTTAGCAGGCGAAACATACCGATCCTTCAG